GTGCGTTTTATCGTGAAGATGAGAATGCCTTGCAGGTTCATAGCGATAGAATGAATCGCATACTAACGCGCATTTATAACGCTTGCTTTGATACGTTTGGCGATAGGCTTTGGGATGCGATACAGAAATCACACAAGCCAAGCGAAACAAAGCGCGACACAGTACCACTAACGCCACAGTTTGACCTTGCACGTAGGCTATGGATTACGACCAGCGCGGCTTATAAAGTCACTGAGATAGCAGGCACAACGCAAGAGCAGGCGATTGCTATCATCCAAAAGGCAACAGAAGAAGCCGTTGCAGAGGGGTTGAGTGAAATAGACACAGCGGCATTAGTCAGAAGCCGTATCAATGAAGCAGGTGGAGACTTATCACGCTTACGAAGCCGAATGATTGCGCGAACAGAAAGCCACAGCGCATCCACAGCAAGCACGCAAATGGCAGCCAAGGCAAGCGGGTTGCCTATGCAGAAAGAGTGGATAGCGAGCGGCGGTGAGCGTACACGTACGGCGCACGCATCAGCACATGGGCAAAAGGTGAACATGGATGAGCCGTTTAATGTTGGCGGCGAATTGCTAATGGTGCCAGGTGATGTGAACGGCAGCGCTGCAAATACTATTAACTGCCGTTGTGTTTGTGGTTATTCGTTAGAGTAAATAAATCAAATAATCAGGATGGTCGGCATTCACGACCACGTTAACTTTATAGCCTTGGTACGAATCACCACGACTGCCAAACTCTATACACATGCGCTCGTAGAAATCCTGAGACACATACACATGGCGCACAGTTGGCGGTTTTCCATGCTTTGCTTGGTAATCGTTAGCGGCCAGCATTAGTGCGCGGGTAAAGGTTTTCATTTCAACCTAACCTTAACGCCTTGTTTGGCGAAGTGCACAACTTGTTCAGCCTGACTTTCTACAAAGTTAAAGTCCATGCTCTTGAGCTCAGGCAGACCATTAAGCACTCTACATAAATTAATAGTCATATTATCAGCCATTATTTTTGCTGCAATTTCCTCTTTAGTGCATTTCACAACAACCCCCTTTCTTCCAATTCCCTGCGCTTATTTGCGTACATCTGAGCGCGTGCCTGTTTGCGTTCCTGCTTAACCTTGTTGGCAATGCGGCTGATTGTTGCTAGGCGTTTTAGCTTTTGTTCGTAGGTCATAACCAAAATCTCCGTATTGCGCTAACCACATATTCAACCGTCACATTATGCTTATCGGCTATCTCAGCAGGCGTAGAGCCTTCAAGCCAGTGAACTAATATTTGCTTTTCCATTACTTGTAATCCTCTCCAAAGTATTGCGTGTCATCTTCGTACATTTGTCTTAATCCTTAAATCCTTCGACCCCTCAAAACTAACACCACTTACCACATTCAACAACTCCGACCAGTTTACAACGTGTTATACTTGCGATACCATAACAGCAACTAACTGTAAAGGTGTTCTATCAATGGAATACAAAGCGCTGAACTTCAAGAGTGAAGATGTTAACGAATCCTCGCGCACATTCGCTGGCTATGCCTCAACATGGGATGAGGATTTAGGCGGTGACATTATCAGCAAAGGCGCGTTTAATAAGACGATGCAAGAGCGCGGCAATGCCGTTAAAGTGCTATGGCAGCACAACGAGCCAATTGGCAAATCAATGTCGATGCACACCGATTCAAAAGGCTTGTTTGTTGAAGGTAAAATCTCAAAGACCCGCTTAGGCGATGAGGCCATTGAGTTAATGCAAGACGGCGTTATCGACCAGATGAGCATTGGTTTTTCTATCCCTGCTGGTAAATCTGAATACAACGAGAAAGGCAATCGCTTAATCCATGAGGTTAAGCTTTACGAGTATTCACTAGTTACCTTCCCGATGAATGAAAAAGCTATTATCACTAGTGTTAAAAGTGTATCTGACGCAATCCGTTCAGGCGCATACAACGCTAATGAAGTGAAAGAATTAAGCGAAGCATTAGCCGAGCTTACAGCACTGTTAAAGAATGAGCCGCCAAAAGGCACTCATATCGGACAACAGCCGCAAGACGTTGAAGCCTTGCAAAAGGCACTTAAATCTTTTGGGCTGTAGCCCGTAATTAACAGAGGATTCCAATTATGGAACTTAAAGAATTTACAGAGCAGCTGAACGCTGCATCTACTGAGCTTAAAAACGCGCAAGCTAAAATCGCTGACGAAGTGAAAGCCAACGGCGAAGCATCAAAAGAAGCTAAAGCAATGGCTGAAAAAGCAGAAGCTAACTTCACTGAGCTTAAAGGCATGTTTGACCAAGTTAACGCTAAGCTAGCCGATATGGAAGCTAAAGCAGCACGCCCTGGCAACGGTCTAGCAGAAGTTAAATCGATGGGTCAACAGTTTGTAGGCTCTGACGTTTACGCGCAAATGAAGTCACATGGTCGCGGCAATAACCAGCCTGTAACGATGGAGAAGAAAGACGTTACCTCTCTAGCTGCATCGGCTGGCGCACTTGTACGCCCTGACCGCGATTCTCGCGTATTCCAAGACCCTAACCGTCCGCTACGCATCCGCGACCTAATTCCTAGCGTACCTACTGCGTCTAATGCAGTTGAGTTTATGCGTGAAAACGTATTTACTAACAACGCTGGTCCACAAGGTCCGACTACTGGCACAGGTGCAAACCAAGCTATCGGTGCAGGTGACTTTGTAGCTAAAAACGAGTCAAACATTACTTACGAGCTTGTTACTAAGCCTGTACGTACAATCGCTCACTTTATGCCTGCATCGCGCCAGGTATTATCTGATGCGCCTATGCTGCAAAACCTAATCGATAACCGTTTGACATACGGCTTAGACCTAGAGTCTGATGACCAACTACTAAACGGTGACGGCTTAGGTCAAAACCTAGATGGTATCCTACAAGACGCTGACATTAACGACGCTGGCGAACTTCCATCTGGTACAGCAGCAGCCGACATCCCTGCGGCAATGATTGACCACATCCGCAAAGCTATTCGTATTGAGCAGCAAAACGAATACTACAACATGACGGGTCTTGTGTTGAATCCTGCGGACTGGGAAATCTTAGAAACTGCGAAGGCTACTGACGGCCACTACCTAATGGTGTCTATGCCAACCAACCGCGCAACAGAAACCGTATGGCGTGTTCCTGTAATCGTAACTAACGCGATTGCAGCAAGTACATTCCTTATCGGTGACTGGACTATGGGCGCAGTGATTTATGACCGCGAAGACGTATCTGTACGTGTAAGCGAGTCGCACGCTGATTACTTTGTTAAGAATGGCGTGGCTATTCTGGCAGAGGAGCGATATTGTCTCGCGATTCCTCTTCCTAAGGCGTTTTGTAAGGGCGCGTTTACAGTAGCAGCGTAAGCTTAGACCGTAAACACTAAGAAGGGGCTTCATGCCCCTTTTTTTATTTAACCGACCTCTTTTACGCAGGCAAGATATAAATCATCTGCAAAATCATTAATTGTCTTTTGCCTAATCTGTGGTGTTGAGTATTGCGGATGCTCATAAGCGCCAATGACGATAGGCTTTAAAAACTCAGAAATATCATCTGGAAGCGTTTTAATCATATCTGGCATCGGAACGCCTTTTTGCCTAGCATCCATAACAACCTTGCCCATATTATACATTTGATTGCAAAAATCATCTTCAGCATAAGTTGGCGCGCTTAATAGTGCAGTAATTAGCAATAGCTTTTTCATGTTTATCTCCCATTTGTTAATTGAAGCCCTAATGTAGTACACTAAGCATACGAAACAAATCCGACCAGTTGAGAATGAGATGAAAACATTTAAAGTAATGCGCACCTATGCACCTGTGGGCGAGGCTGGCGATAAAGTGCAACTGAAAGAAGATAAGTTTACAGCTGGGCTTTTATCTACTGGTATTATTGCAGAGCTAAAAGTAACCGAGCCAACCGAAAAGAAAGCACGCAAGCCTCGCGCAAAGAAGGCTGACTAATCATGCACGTTTACACAGATGACCCGCTACAAAGCCCAGTATTCCCATCTGAACTCGCAGACTGGGCGCGTTTAGACAGTGACGACCCTATGATTAATACGGCGTTACAGTTAGCATCTAGCGCTGTACTGGCTTTCACCAAACAAGACTTCACCACTCGCACATGGGTTTTGACCTACGCTGACTGGCCTATACTTGGCACAAAGATGCGTTACAGTATAAGCCCTAACGATTACGCTTATGTAAAGCGCATTGAATTACCTTATGCAAACCTGGTAAGCGTTGACTCTGTTTTTATTAACGGCGTAGAAGAAACGGATTACCGAATCATAAAGGGCAAGCCGTACAGCATAGAGCTAGACGCCATCGGCTATGACCAACAAGACACTGATGCGCTAGTCATCACGTACAAAGCAGGTTACGGTGAATCGACTGCGGACGTACCCGAAGCTATACGTAACGCCATCAAGATGACAGCGGCTTATATCATAGAGCACAACGGCGCATGTGATTCGGGTGACGCTGTAAAGTTATCAGGTGCCAAGAATCTGCTTACACCTTATGCAGTGCGTGCAGGTATCACGATATAATTGCCAATACAACTCTGACCAGTTAAACTAGAGCTATATTTTACGAGGGTTTCGCCATGTCTATCAAACCAGCGCACGCACACAGCACGTCAAGAGATACGGCTATTGGTCGCGTTCGTGTTGAACATGGCGAAACCGCGCAAGCGACAGGCACGCAATTCCAAGTTGCTCAAAGCTCAACAGCGGCGGCGCTACCCCAAGTGTTGCGCGTGGATGCGCCTGAGCCTATCGACGTTACAGAGATGCAAATGACTGTTAACCTAGGCGGCGTAAATATCTCTATTTTTGAAGCGGCAGATGGTACAGAGGGTGGTACGTTTACGCCTGTGTCTGTATCAAATACAAATAGACGCAATCCACAAGCACCAAGCTTTTCAGCTTCAGCAGGTGGTACATTCACACCAACGGGCGACCCTGTTTTACCGCCTATGTTAGCAAGCGTTGATTTGGGCGGCAGGTCAGTAAATGAAAGACAATTGTCTTTGCCTGCTGGAACATATTTTTTTGTTACCGGCCTTCTTTCTGGAGTTACCTCTTTTACAGGTCAGTTAGTGCTAACCATTAGCGAGGTGTTAGAGCCTTGAAATGCTGCAACATAAAGCCTAGCAGCTTAAACCGCAAAGTTGAGTTGTATAGGCTAGAAAAGACAGCAACGCCAACAGGCGGCTTTACTCAATCTTGGGTGAAAGTTGCTGACTTGTGGGCGGCAATAAAGAACATGAGCGGTACTGAGTTAATTCGTGCTGACCAACTAGGTGCAACGGCTTATAGCGATTTTACTATCCGTTATCGCGCCAACATCGATGAGACAATGAAGATTGTTTATCGCGGCACTGATTACCAGATTCGACACATTAACAACCTAGAAGAAGCTGATAAGTGGCTTGTTGTTAAATGTGAACGAGGGGTGACGCAATGAGTGTGCAGGTGACGGGTGAAGCCGAATTAAAGCGCATTCTGTTATCGCTCGGTAAGGATATGGAAGACGCAATGAAGAAGGGCGTTTTCCTAACCGCGCAACAGATACGCACGCACGCAATCAAAAGCATACAAAATCAAGGCTTTGGAACATACGTTACACGTAGCAGGCAAGGCGGCGGCGTTTACTCACACATAGCAGCGGCACCAAACAGCGCGCCAAACACAGACACCGGAAAGCTGGTTTCCACTATTGCAGTGGAAATGGACGGCAACAAAGCTGAAGCCGATGTTGGCAGTAATCTCGATTACTCCGCCTTTCTTGAGATGGGAACAACGCAGATGGAGCCTAGACCGTGGCTAATGCCTGCGGTTAATGCAGAGCGTGACAATCTTACAAAAAACATTGTAAAAGTTGCGCGTAAAGAGATAGCGAAAAGGGCAGGTAAATGAGCCATCAAAACGAAATACTCATAGCTACCATCGCAGCATTAAAAGCAGATGCAACGCTGACGGGCTTATTATCTTCTTACGCTGGCTCACCTAGTGTGTTTACGCATGTGCCTCAAGATTTAGGCGAGGCGTACCCATGGGTAAGCATATTCGGTATTGAATCAAACCAATTTGACAATGATGTAACGCTAGGTTTTGACTCTACTATGACGGTTCATAGCTGGTCTAATCAGCGCGATATGGCAGAAATAAACAACATTAAAGCGGCGATTTACAACGTGTTGCACAATAACGACCTGACATATACAGGTTACAGCAACGTTGAGTTTTGCCAAGAATTTGAAACGACTTTGCGCGACCCTGACGGCATTACGCTGCATGGGGTGCAGAGATTTAAAATCATCATGCAAGAGGGCTAAAAAATGGCTGTAGGTAAAGGTTTTACAGGGCGCAAGGTAACGCTAACAATCGGCGGCGTTGGTAGCATCC